GGCATTGCAGCCTAGGCCGAACTCTGGAGGAATGTTAAAAGCATTCTTCTGGTGTTTCGTTCTCGGTGACGAAGCTATGAATCATAGCTTTGTCGGCGATGTCTAGCGTGCCGTCAACCACTCGTGTATTGACCGCCTTGCAAGCGGCCAGTGTGCGGATGAGAATTAATTTCTCCAACCTAATGGCCTTTCTACTTTTGGGTGTAACCTCAAGAGAAAGTACATTTAGTTGTGGAATTAAGACGTCCTTGACACTACCGTAGATGAACTTACGTTCATCTTCGATTCGGACCAATTCTCCATAAGCTTTAAGCAATTGGCTGCTTCGCAGTTCAAAAGCTTTGGCTATGGGGGTTTGATCCTTAAGTGTTGAGCCTGTTGCTAGTCCCGGGATCTCCATCTTCTCAAGAAGGCGCATTTCATTGCGATTCTTCTTTTGAAGATCCTTGATTTGGTTCCGTAGCGTTTTATACGCTATGGAAAGATAAATCATTTGAGCCGTAAAACAGCTTAAATGGTCTATCTCAGACCACATAGTTAAACCTTCATCCTTAAGGATGGACTTTAACATAGCGGACTGTGAGTCACCTTCCTTTAAGGGAAGAGGGCTCAATCCCAAATTAAGGAGCTCATTTTCGGATTGCTTAGTAATTAAAGCAATTTCGCGAATGAAAGAACTAGCCGGAAACTGTTCTGATAAGTTACACGCCCTTATGCTAAGATGATTAACAGTCTCTTTAATTAAAGAGACGTCCTGTAACAGGGTGTTAATCATTTGCACAGGTGCAGGACTGATCTCAACACCTTTAGTAAAAAAGCCTTTTACAAAATTCAGCTGACCTTCCGGTTAGCGATTTTGTGGGGGAGATTTCTACACCTAATAAGTGCATAGTCTCCTTATAAGCTTTAGCTAAGGCGTTGCCATTGATAACAATGTCGTCCCCCAATAAGTAATATTTTGGTGGGACCCCTAGCTTATGAGCGCAATATCTTACCACTAAGTGGTGAGTTAAGGCAAACATAGGCCAGGATGACAAAGCTCCCAATGGTTGACCAACAGCCCACTTATAAGTATTACCTTTATAGTGGAACTTTCTGTTGGCCATAAGGTCGGCCCATCTATCTCCATAGCATGGACTATCGGTAAGTTTACTCAGGAATTTACATTGTAAATCTCTGGGAAACCTGTCGGTAGCTGAAGAAAGATCAAG